CATTTCCATCATCCTGATGAGCTTCAGGTACTTGATCAAGCGCTCATCGTCCATGCTGTCGAGTTCTTTGACCGCTTTGGCTCTTTCAAGTGCCGATCTCGACCTGTTTTCGACCGCCATCGAGTTGCGTTCTTCTTGAAGGCCCATGTTGGCAACGGCGCGAGTAAACCGCTCTTTGCTGGACGCAATATCGTTGATTGCTTTGGCGGTAACGGCCTGGGATTGCAGTTTCTGGACTTCTTCCATGTTTTTCTGCTGAGCTTGTGCCGCTTGTGCTGCTTGCTGCTCGTTTTCCAGGATCTGTTTGTTGAGTTCCGACTTCCCTTGAATGACTGCGGCTTTGACCAGCATGGATGCCGTGATTGGACCCTGAGACGGAGCGTCTGTAAGCTGTTTGAGATCGACGAGTTGGCGGAAGTACATCTGCTTCTGCGTCGAAGTGTTTAGTCCTTCCTGGATTTCAATGTCGTACTTGACGAATTCCTTGGAATAGAACTGCTCTGTAGGCTTTTTGCCAAGAATACGCTCTACTTTTTCAGGAGACCATGTCTGGATGAGCTTACAGATGTTTTTCGCCAGGTTCTTTTGGGCGAATCTCAGGTTGTCGAAGACGTCCTGAAGGTTAGTGATGGCTGCGCCTTGTCGTAGCATCATCATAATGCCCGATTCGCTTCCGCTATTCGGTACACCAAATGCCGCATCGTTAATTCCCAATGCGTTCATGACGTTTTGTTCCATCATTTCGGCCATTTGGAAGTAACTTGGCGGCAATTGACCAGGCTGAAGGCGCTCGATGGCACCAGGTTTGGCATCTTTTTTGCGCCAAATGACTTTACCCTGAGACGTTTGGAATAGCGATCTAGGATTTACTACGGAATCTTCATCCGCTATCCACCCAGAATTGACCTGAGAGTCTTGAATGTCGATCATCTGAGAGAGACGACGGTTTTTTTCGCGCTGTGGGTCAATCATGCAGCGGATTAGCGACTGAAGCTTAATGTCCCATAATTCGCACTCTGGCTCCCAGACTGCTACCATAGGATTGAATGGGTAATCGTCGAGACCAAACGGATTCTCTTCCACCTTCATGAAGATCTCGTTCAGGATGATCCTCTTTTCGATGTACTGTTGAGGCTTGCTAATCACCTGCATGTTGGGATACATCTCGCGGAAAAGCTCAAGTCTCTTACGGCCGTGCTTCCATTCGATGGACTCGCCAGATTCCATATCCACGAGCATCTTGACGTTGCGCCATTTCTTGATGTAGTGCTCGTTGTAAGCGATCATGGGCTGACCGTTAGGCTGCTGCTGATAAGGCATCCACACAAATTTATCGTCTCTAGCCCAACCCAGTCGGTAGAGTTCCCAAACTTCCTTTTCCATCCCTGGCAACAACGATGCGGCTTGTTCTGGGCCCATGTACTGGCGCTGAATCACATAGCGACAATCGCTCATGTCCAGCTTAGTCATGTAGGGGTCAACGATGAATGCGTTGTAAGGCATCCTGCTAATCTTGATGTCGCCGTTGACTGGATCCTCACGGTAGTCCATCCATACGTTCAACATGTTCCAACCGGTCTTACACGCACCGCCAAAAGCGTCGGAAATTACGCGGTCGCCATCGCATCCATTAATCACATGGAGCATTAGTTGCGTAAACTCGTCCGCAGATTCCTGGTCTTTATCCTCGGCGGGAACGGCCACTGGCATCAGCCTATGCTGACGTTGGTATCCAGTGATCATGTTGATGTTCTTCTTCACCGAATTGAAGACAAAGGCATTGCGGCCCTCTTGGTAGAGATTGGTCTTCTCTACGTTGTCCCACTGATCGCCCAGATAAAATCGAAGATCTCTATCGGCAAGAGGATAGTACGGATTCCATGCGTAGTATGCACGTTGGTAATCATAGCAGTAATCAGAGACGTAGTCGATATCTGTCGTCATAAACTCAGAAGACTCCTATAATAGTATTCGCATTGGAGGACCTATGGGACGAACACCCGAAAACATTGCTGGACACGCTTTCCATCAACTTACAGCTATTCATGAAAATGGAAAGAATGCCTTTGGCAAGACCCTGTGGATGTGCATATGTTCGTGCGGAAACTTCGTTTCTGTCAGAGCAAGCTATCTTAAAATTGGAAAAACAAAAAGCTGCGGTTGTCGTACCACCAAAACCCACGGACTTAGCAAACATCCTCTTTGGAATGTTAGAAATAGCATCAAGAGCAGATGTAAAAATTCCAAATGCAAAAGCTGGCGTTTCTATGGTGCTAAGGGAATTTCTATCTGCCAAGATTGGGACCTAGATTTTATGAGCTTTTTCACTTGGTGCATTACGCATGGATACAAGCCCGGCATGCAAATTGACAGGATCGATAGTACTAAAGATTACGAACCCAGCAATTGCAGATTCGTGACCATTCAACAAAACTCTAGTCGAGCTACATCGAAGCATAAAGTACCGATCCCTATACCCTAACGCATCTTCTTGAGAGTCTCTGCTAGAATTGCTCGCTTCTTGGTCGTTGGATTTTTCGAGTGTTCTGCTTTTTCCAACTTAGCTTCCGAGATTTTCTTTCCCTTAGCTACACCAAGTGCTTTATGCAGAGCTCCAGGAGACTTGATTGCATCTTGGATCCATTTATCTTTTGCCATAATCACTTCCGATTTTAGGGTACTCGTACTTGACTTCGTGATTACTTACACGAGGATTTTGCTTTGGCCATGGTCTTAATCTTCTTCTTCAACTTCACATCGTCCATAGCGGCTTCTTTTCTCTCGTGGGCATCCTCTTTCAGGTGGCTCACAACTTTCTTCACAATCTTTTTTGACGGAGTTGCAGCTTTGGTCTTTTTCATTTAGCAGCCCTGCTTTGCGTATTTTGCTATAGCTTTAGCTTCTTTCTTTTTGGACTCTACGCCAGTCGACGGGAAGCTAGATTTGGCTTTAGCTTCGACCTTTGCGGGTTTCACCTTAGCGCTTGGCATTTTATCCTTTGAGGATGAAGGCTTTGATCGCGTGTCTTTTTTCATGTCAATACCACAAAGTAAAATGTTTCATCTCTATTTAGTATCTCATTGCGTATTTGTTTTGCAAGCGTTCCGCCTCTGCTTCCGTCATTCCTCCGGTCCTAGTGCGGGCGTGCATAATCCCCAGGTATCTAACAGCGTCGGCCGAGTGGCTTGACCAGTCGTGAACGGGACGTTCGGAGTAGACGTTTAGGCGCTCGTTGAACTGCTTATGGTAGGCCTCTAGGCACTTGATAAGATACACGCACTTGTCGCTGTCGATCCAAAGGCGAGGAAACATGCTTCTGACCGATTCAATACCGTCGGCAATCGATGCCATCGGCACCACGTTAGTGTCTATGCCAAGTCTCCTTAGGATCTCTACTCTCGTCTCGACGTACTCGCCATTATTACGATGATTGCCGTCATGAGGCACATTGTGACTGCCATACGTAAATCCATACTTGGTTGCCTTCTCCTGTATTACGTTAGCGTAGTGACCAAGGCCTTCGTTTTGGTTGTGGTAGTAGTCGATGATGTGGACCTCTTGCCCGACGAATTGCACCCATAGGATTACCGTCTCGTCGCCAATACCAAGGTCCCAATATGTATGAACCGTGGTTCCTGGATCGTGGGGTACCCTTCCTATGCGCTTCTCTAGTTCGGCTTTGTTCAGTAGTTTGGCGTAATACGCGCCTTCCACGCCCTGATCAAACGAGCAGTAATACTCCTGCTGAATAAGATGCTCAGACATTCCCTCATCTCTTTCGGCATCCATGTCCGTTTCGTCCAATACGTCCGTGGCGTCGATACCGAGCTTAGACACAAACCAATCAGGGTTGTTTTTGGCCATAAGGTATAGATCATAAGCGTGGTTACGACCTCGAGGAGTGAAGTTGAAGATCGCCCAGCCACCATTCTCCCGCAAAATCGGACGAGTGAAAGCCCATGTGGCAGGATCCTGTAACGAGAACTCGGAAAAAACACACCCAATGGGGTTGATACCGACGTTAATGATTTGGTCAGTCCCCATGATCTGGATAATTGATCCATTCTTGAGCCTCACTTTCATCTCGACGCTGTTGGGCGTCCCATCAATAATTTCCTGCGGGATGTAATGGAGAAAGCGTTTGCCGTCTTTGTTGGCTCCGTCCCAAAGAATCCTCCTGCCGAGGGTACTGGTAGGGAAGAAGTAGACGTAAGTTCCCTTTCGTCCGGCGTATGCCTCTTTGATAAGCCAGTTCCAGCAAGCGATTTCCTTTCCCGCTCGCCTATGCCATATCAGCACGGCTCTTTTACAGCCATCGTCCATTGCGCGCAGGAATGGTAGTTGGTAATCGCGTGGAATGAAGTCGGGTAGTGTGATCAAAATTCGCAGTACCTATCTTCTGGCAGTGTTTGAGGTTGATTGCTAATTTCCTGAGGCTTTTCATGAGACGGCGTCCCATAATACACGACATTGACGGCTGGAATCGGAGCAGATTCCGCTTCTTTTTTGTCATGCTGGTCTAGCCAATGCTTGCCCAAATGCAATAGCATTTTCTCGCTTCCTTTCATGGCTGCTCGGTACTGCCTAAGACGGATGTTTGATTTTCCATACTCGCGCATGCGGTTGACATACTCTCCCCACGACATCCCGTGGTCTCTCTCGCACCTTGTATAGAGTATGCTAGTGGAACAGCCTAACTGAGCCGCAACCTGACGCGCCGAAGAGTGTGCCTGCAAGAGCTCGTCTACATACTTCCAATCGATGTTGCCATTTGGTGGCCATCTGGGTTGGTCTCCGCTCACTCGATCACCATGGATAATCTAATGCTGACCTCTTCGATCTCGCCTTTGAACTCTAGCTTTGCTTCGGCGATCAATGATGCTAAAACCGGGTCCGAAAAGTCTAATGAGAAGGACTCATAGACAAGAGACTTCTTTTTATAGGTTGTGTCGTCGCCTTTGATGCACACGGTAATAATCTTCGGTAAGCTCATCCAATCCTCGTGGGTAAAAATCGGCACTCGCTTGTTAGCGTCACGGTGTGCCGGAATCACGGAGGAGTTTATCCTCACGGGGAAATCTACCCTTTGAGCGGGTCGCCCTGCGGCGGTCGTACGGTCTCGGCGAGCAGACTATAGTACTTCCGGCTCGACAACTGGCACATCGCACGGACACACCACGCCATCAGTTACAGGGATTGTCGATGACTGCTCACCGTTTGGATCCCGCTTTAGGGTGATGTAACGCACGGAGTTTAAGTCTGTCCAAAAGCCGACATTCGATTCAAAATCGAAATATACATTCTTTTTGGATAATTCTGCAAAAAATTCACTTGCTTTGCTGAACTTGACTTCGAAATCGCAGACCTTATCGTCATGATAATGGAATGTAATCTTAAACATTAGCGAACCTCGCGGAAAATTGATGTGTTTGGTCCTTTCTTCTTGGACTTCTTGCCTTTCGGTAGCTCGGAAGGAACAGTTCTGTCCGTAAAACCCGTACGATCCGTGTTAAACGGGGCCGTCTTGGGCTTATTAGTCTTTTGCGTCGGGGGAATGATCTCTTTAGCCATCAGAATGGAAGTCCTTCTTCAAGTTCAGGGGCATATTCGCTAGCGCCATGGCTATTCTTTAGCAGTTCAGCCTCTAGCTCAGCGATCTTCTCGCCAATAGCAAGCCTAGCCGCCTTTTCGAACGCTTCCGCATGTTCCTTTGACCGGAATCTTACTACTGACGAGTATTTCTTTTCGCCCTGAGCGTTCGTGTATTCCTTCGATGGCATATTTAGCCACTTGGATCCGTTCTTCTCGAGCAGTGAGCATCCGTAAATCTCAAGACCCATCTTTTCGACGTAAAGGTCTGCGTATCCCACAAGAGATCCGCGGTCTACCGGAGTCCACCTAATCACTTCGATCATTTTCTTCTTCTCCGTCTTCTGTTTCCCATGTCTTCTGGGACTTCCATGCTTTGTAATTCCGCTTCCAGGCGAGCCTTTTCGGCCATCAACTTCTCGGCCTCACTCAATGGCTTGGGAGGCTCAGGCTTCCATGCGTCCTCTCCGGGGACATTGCCGCGTCCCATCATGCAGCTCATGCAGATACCTGTATTGTTGGTCGAAACCAACCGCTGACAACAGGTGCAGTGCATCCAATTCATTGGCTGTATCCTTCCCAGCAATCCCGCAACATCGTGACGGCTCCCAAAATCTCAGGGGACCAGTCTACGCCGCTATTTTCTAGAAGGTCAGCAGCCTTCTGATGGCATTCCGCCATCTTCATTCCATAATCAAGATAGACCATCGCCAAGTCCTCGTAGGTTTGAGCCACGTCGCTTTCGATGTGCGCCTGGATTACGGCCACTAACTCGTCGCGTCTTTCCGCTGACATCCCAGGGATTCCAAGAGCCGGTGCGTTTTCAATGCTAAATTCTAAATCGTCGATAATTTCTGTCATGGCTACATATTCTCGTGATATTTCGTCAATTTTTTGTCTAGGCGTTCATAGAGATCGTCGGTTTCGATCCATAGGCGGCGTAACACATCCCTGTCAGGCCAGTGGTTGTACATGATCCCTATGGTGTTTGACCACTGGGAGATTTTGTCTGCGGCCTCGTCAATCAGTACGAGGATTTCATTCTCTAGCATCGTCTTACTCCGTTAGTCAAAGCTAAGTTGTTCGCGTTTGTAGCCGATATCCCTGCCGGATTCTGCCGCAACCCTGACGACCTCTTTGTCAATCTCGCGCTGCAAATACCACTGCGCTTTCTGCAGGTCCTCGAGTCGATCATTTTTGTGGCCAGCACGACACGCGTACTTAATCACGTTGCCAAGGCGGAAGTTAAGGTCCCACGCCTCAATGAGATCAATGGGCTGTATTGGTCTGTCGTAATGCGTTGGCGTCGTCATCAAGTCTCCGTTAGTGGCTTAGCACTCATGATTGCGTTGCGTATTATATAACAATCGTGATACTCTTTCGTCGGCATGTTCTGGGCACGTTAATCGCGTGCTTTCGGCAAGCCTCTCCTCCATGTCGGTCATTAGCGTGTGCCGACATTAGCGCTTATGCTTTCGGGCATGGGCGCTTTTTCATTTGCACCGTCTTCGGTTATTGTCACAACGGTACGTCCGATGGGAGAGTATTTCTTCGTTGCAAGCAGTATGTAGACCTGATTATCGTCAACGTAAGCAATCCCATTTAGGATGTCCAACACGCGCTTGGCCATGTTATCGATGTCGGGCTTAGAGGTATGGCGGCCGTCAAACAGATCGCGCATCCTCTTCTTTGAGGCCGACTTTGGCGGAGGGATCTCAAATGTTACCACGACTGAAACAGGACCCTGATAAGGCTCTG